GAGAACATTCTTTCTGATCTCAGCTATCTTGCTGCAATAGAATGTGAGTTTGCTCTTGACCGGTTCTGCAAAGTACCGGACCACAAACCCACAACCCCTCAACAGTACGATCACCTGGTTCTTGGTCAACATCCAAAGATGTTCCGTGAGTTTCCAATGGTGGTCGTGGTCGAAGTCTGGAAAGTCCAACATGAACCGTCCAGATGGTTTCAGCATCCGTCGGATCTCGGCCAGGAACCTCCGTGGATCTGGTGTGTGTTCCAGGACATCGTGACAGGTCACCACGTCATAGAAATCCGTCGGGAACGACAGGTCAAAGATGCTGCCGACGTGACTCCACTCGTGACCAGGATCACCCGAGGGTTCACAGAAATCCTGACCCTCGGCATCGAGTCCTTTCTCTCGGCAGACAGTGACGAATGCACCATTCCCACAACCGACATCGAGGATCTTGCCGGTCAGTGATGGACCATAAGCCTTTGCCCTGACGTGAGCCACCTCAACGTCCTGACTCCACTTGTGGGTGTAGACCTTGGACTGGTACACGTCACGATACCAGGCACCCAACTGTTCCTCATCCATGTCCAGGAATTGAGCCTGGACTCCACACCTGGCACACGTCATGGTCGGCACTCTGTTCCGACCTTTGGTCTGGACGAATGCCTCACACCCACAGATGCACTCCGTGATCAGTCTGAGTTGTTCGATTTCAATGATGGTCTTGGTCTTGGATAAGTTCTCAACACCCACTCAAGTGTCCTCTCTGGGAAACAAGTCAATGCACTGTCGGGGGTGCAGTTGATGACGATGTGTCCCAATGCCTCGATCCTCTTGGATGCCTTGACCATCTCTGGGAGGAAAATGTTCAAATATCTGTGCTGCTGCCGACCGACACTGGTTGGGTGCAGGATGTGATAGTTGTTCCGGTCCCCCACCGATCTCATGTCGAACCCCAGGAGGAACACCCTCCTGGCACCCATCAGGACTGCTGCATTGATTGCTGCCAGTCCCGAGTTCCGACCACCCAACTGACGGGGGTCCTCGGACCAGTAATCACCCGACCTGAATGCCACATTGACGATCTTATCTGCCCTATACATCGTTGAATAGGGACCACGACCGATGATCGTTCCAGTGAACGTGTCGAGGACTGCCTGTTTCCGACCTTGCCACCACCCAATATCCACAAAGACCAACACCTTGGCATCAGGGATCATCGAGAATGCCTCGTTGGTGACAATGACATCCCGACCCTCCAGGATCTTGGGGTCGAAGTTTCTGAGGGATGGTCCACCACCGATGACGAACACGTCTCTCCCCTGGATCAAGTCCTGGGGAACCATGTCATAAGTGTTGAGCCATTCGGTGACCGTCGTCACAGGTCACATCGTAGGTCGTCGGACAGCCTTTAGCAAGTTTTGAATCTGCAATGGGATTGCCTGTTCATCCTCACCCTGTGGTCGTCCCTTCACATATTGATAATCACCGATCCTCTCCTCAGTCAACTCGGTGATCGGGTTGGCAAAGAGATTGACAGCCATCGACAGGATTGCCTGTTGGACATTCCTGGGCATGGTGGACTCTCCGTCCGAGGTGTTGATCCGGTATCCTGCCAGGTAGTCCAGGACGATGGTCGTTGACCTGGGGAACAGTTGATTGTCGTTCCTGAAGATCGTCCAATGACCGGCAATCTCCACAACATCAGCATCCAGTGCAGTCCCATCGATGGTGACCGAGTTGAGTGTGGTGATGGGACCATCATCCACCTCGATGTTGTTTTTCCACCTGGGCAGATCCCTGATGGTCTTGACCACCGGATGTTCAATCAGGGTGTCGGCACCGATCCATGCTGCAACCACCTGTTCAGCAAAACAGAGTGATGCCTTTGCCTGTGCCACCTGTGCATCGTTGGTCGTGTCGATTGCGTTCTGTCCGAGTGCTGCCAGGTCACTCACCCCGACAAAGACCGGTTCATTCAGTGTGACCATCTCATCCCTCTGTCAGTTGTCGTGCCAGTTTCAGACGTGCCTCGACTGTCTTGGACACCTTTTTCTTTTTGCCGTACAGGGAAATATATTCCTCTGGTGACACCTTGAGATCCCACAAGGGAACCTCCTCGGGTTCCTCGATGTTGGTTGGTTGTTTGGGGATGGATGCAATCGGTGCAGTGGTCTGGATGTCGTCACCATCCATCATTGCTGTCCTGACCTGTTCGATGGACTCACCAACGAGTTCCATTTTCCAGGCATGACGTTGATAGACCCCAAACGGAATCGAGAGTGGTTCGTCTCCTGCCCTCATCCGGTGCATGACACCCTTGAGGCTGACAGGAACCGACCGACCATGTGTCACTCGACATTCCACAAACCTTGGCATATTCATTCTCACCTCCTCCGAAAGTCAGTGGTCCCGTCGGACCATGACTGAAAGGGATGAGGTCCGACCCTCACAAGGCTATACCCTACGGGGTAGGGGAACAAGGGACCGGACCATCACCCCACTCGTCTCCAGTTCTAGTTGATCGTCACAGGAACCAGAGTGCCGTTGACCACAGGTTCTCCGGTGGCATACTCAGCATCGGTCCTGGCCGAGAGTGTGTACTCAATCAACCGAGTCCGTGGACGGAACTCAGAATCCACACGGAGGATTCTCTGGATTCCCCAGAACAGGTTGGAGGTCGGTGTCAGGATCAATCTCCTGGCAGCACTGGCAATGTGAGTCTCGGGAACCAACGGAATGCCGAAATACCGCAATGCAGGAAAACCCTGGATCAACACCTGGTCACCAAGTTGTGTCTCCCTGGCAGACACTTCCTCGGCATACTTCTGAGCAAACGTCACTGCTGCCCAGAACACATGATCAGTCCGACCCAGGAACTTGTCAGGCATATTCTGGAGCAATTCCTGCATGGCAGCAGTTCCGGTTGTGACACCGGCAGCAGTGAGATCAACATCGGTGATGTCCGAGTTCTGACTGTTCTGCAACAGTTTCAGATAGCCATCGTTGATGCTGATGAACGGGTCCGAACTTGCATCGTCACCGTTCCACACCAGGTCGTTGGAGTCATTGCCAAACGCAGTCGCAATGATCCTGGCAATATGCCCCTCGGCACCTGCCCTCTCGATGTTGTCCTCCAACAGGGTCATGGTGATGTCCTCACCCAGGATCGTCTCAACGGTGTTGAGAGTTCGACGTGCCGTGGTCACGGAGTCAGCCGGTGTGGGTGCCACACCCTCGGTTGCTGCCCTCAATGCCCTCGTTGACACTCTCAACTCGTCGGTGTGTCCCTGTGGTGCATTCATCCGAATCGTCACAACTCTCGACAGTGTTGCCTGTTGCTCAATGACGAAATCGATGAATGCATCCCTGACCTCTGCCGGTAGTGCGCCACCGGTGGCAAACAGACCCGTGTCCAATGCCCTCGTCTCCAGGGAGGGTTCTCCACCCATCCAATAGGTTCGGAGGTATTTCTTGAGGTCGTCGGAGACGTTCAAGAATCGCCCACCCCAGTCCAGTTCCTTGTTCTCGGGGGACACAACGATCTGGGTGGTTTGAGCCAACCTCAGTTTCTCCTCCAACTCCAACTGTCTTGCCTCTTGCTCATCGATCTTTTTCTCCAGGTCAACAACAACCTGGTCGGTGGGGTCGATCTGTCCAGACCGTCCCATCGTGACAAGATCCTTTTTGATGTCCGACAGGGATTTCTCCCACTGTTCATGCCTCTCGGCAGTCTCGGCATCAAACTGTTTCTTGAGATCGATGGCAATGGTTTCCTTCATGTCACCGAGTTCACCGGCAACAGCGTCCTTCACTTCTTGAAGTTCGTTTTCATCCATTGTCTTAGTTCTCCTCAAAGGATTGATTGATATTTTGACGGTTGTGGATCTCACCCCGAGGTGATGAATCCACGGATCGAGTCAACCGGATCTGATTGTGTCGATCCAGGTTTTCACCGTCTGGGATACGATCTGACCAACAGACCCGAGGTCTGCACCTTTCGGTGGAGGATCATCAGCAGATCGGAACGGAGGTGGCACACGATCAAACGATCTGATGTGTGCTGCCAAGTGGTTGTAAACTTTGCGCCTGTCCTCACCAGGGAGATCGACTCCTCCCCTGGCACCCAACAAGGCACCCATTGCTGCATTGACTCCCCTCAACACGATGGCACCGTTCGACGCCGAGTGGTGTGGGAGTTTCATATCTGAGAACCCGAACTCCTCTGGATCTGATGAGGGTGTCCAGGCAAAGTGACCCATGATCCGTCTCTCTCTGACCGTCAGATCCGTCCAGGTCTTGTCGGTGAAATCCTTGAGTGCCGGTGCCGACCACCTGGTGTTCTCTGCTGCCTTGGTGGTCGAGACGTTGGCAGGAACGATCCCTCGAACCCCCAGGAGATCATCAATCGGTCGGTGTTCGGCAGAGATTCTGTGGTGCCACTGACCCTCGACCCAGAACCAGTCACCGTTCTCGTCGGTCCTCCTCTGGACACCCATGTCTGGGATCTCAATGATCTCCTCCCCGAGTTCCCGACTCATCGACCGGACGAGTGCCTGTGCCTCTGGGTTGGATGGGACCGGCACCAGGGAAATCTCCAGGAGTTCAACCTTGTCGAAGATCCTGACCTCCTGTTTCTTGATGACCTCAGTTCTCATGTGGTTGGCATCAGGGATGAATGCAATGGAGGTGTTGCCCAGGACACCCTCTCGAACCATCCCCTCGGCCATGACCGCAAACGGGTTTGCCTCGGAGAACTTCACATCGATGTCGGTTGCCTCTGCCGGTTTGCTGCCTCTCATGAACTTGGTCCGTTTCTTGGCAACGACCTTGCCCAGGTTGTTCTTGATCTCGGGTCCTCCCCCGAACATCCCCTTGAATGAGTCGTGACCCCAGAGGAATGCACCACTGAAGTTTTTGAAGTTGATGCCCTTCTGGATCACGATTGACTTGTGTCGGTCGATGGCATCAGTCGATGCCCTGAATCTCAGGACTGAATCGTTCTTTGCTGCCCTGATGAATCCACCGGTGTCGGATTGTCTGATTTCGTCGTCCATGAAATACCTCCAAAGTTATTCTCACTTGGGACGTTCACATCCACCCCTCGGACCTGGGTGAGTTCCTGGGGGACAGTTCGACCGTCTCCCCCGTCTCCCTGACCGTCCTCCTGATCTCGTTCCACGGGTTCCACTCCGTCCACCCCGTCGTCCACCTCGACCACTTGATCCTCGTTTTGCCATGACTCACCGTCTCCGTTTCTTGAATGCCATCGTGCATCGACAGTTGACCGTCATCTCTGCCGGTGCATTGGGATCGTGAGGTCGAGACATCGAGAACCCGTTGACCTCAAAGTTCTGATCCACTGGTTGGACCTGACCGTGGGTGTTGCAGTGTGCCTCTCGACACTTCCCGTCCAGGATGGTGACCCATGTTTTCGTGATCTCCTCCTGGGTCCTGGTCCGTGTTTCCTTGGCAACCTCCAATGCACCGTGGTTGAGTGCTGCTGCCATCTCGGTCCTGGCAATCGTTGCTGCCCTGGCACCCTTGATGACATCGAACTGTTTCCTGATCTGACCGGCAATGATTTCAGCGGATTGCCCTGCCTCAAGTCCGAGGGCAATGACCCTCCTGATCTGTGCTTTGGTGGTTGCGTTGATGTTGGCAACCGTGAGACGTGCCTGGGTTGCTGCAAACCTCTCTGCCCTGTCCCTGATCAGATCGAACGGGACTGCAATGTCCACGGCATCTGCAAAGAGGACACCACCCGTCTCGATTGCCAGGATTGCCAGGAGGGTGATCTCCGTGATCCAGTCCTCGTTCTCTTTGTCCACTGCATCATCGATGGCATCCTTGGTGACCATCGGGATCTCCATCCCACGTCTCGGTCCCAGGAGGGCATCAGAGTTGTCCAGGAATGCCCTCACAACGATTTTCTGCTGTCTGCTGATCAACCCCCTCATCAGGGACAACATTCGTCTCTCAAGACGTTCCTGGTTTCGGAGGAACCGGACCTCGGCCAATTCAAAGGCAGGGTCCTCCATGATGTGGGACCACCTGTCCACCTCACCGATCCTGACCGGTTCTGCCACCTCGACGTTCCCGATCCGAGTGGTCCTGACCACTGGAGGGAGGGACCGATCCGGTGGGGGTGCTGCCGAGAGTAGACCGGCAGGAATTCTCTCCACGTTGGAGGGGACCAGGAACACATCACCGTCATCCTGTTCGTCCTCACCCAACATCGAGAGTCCCTGGTTGATGGTGATCATGCCTTTCTCGATCATCTTCAAGGTCTTGTCCAGGATGAAATCTTTGTCCTCATCCACAGGGGAGTCGAACTCGAACACCATGTCCTTGACCCGAGGGATTCTCGGCATCAAGAACATATTGATCCCCCACTGGATTTTTCTCAGTCGGGGTCTGATGACGTTCCTCTGGTAGGTTCTCTCGTTTGCCTCGGCATTGGCACGATTCACGTCCTCGACCAAACCCTTTTTCGACTCGGGGACCCCATAGGAACCGAACACCTGTTGTCTCGTCATCTTGTCGATGACATCCAGTCCGATCTGGTTGAGGGTCAGTCCGAGGAGTTGAGCCTTGGACCCTTTCCCCAGGACAGCCGGTTCCCCAGGTCGTTGGAGGTGTCGGTCTTTCCATCTCTCAGCCAGTTGGTCTGCACTCTTTGGATCGATGTCCTGTTCCGTCGTGATCAAGATGGGTGGGATTGCGTTGTTCTTCAGCAACCCTGCACCGTATCCACGAGACTGGAGATCCAACTCGTGGGACATGGCAAAAGCCTCGACCGGTGATGCACCACACAGGGGTTCCTTGGGGTGTGGATACCGGAAAAAGATCACGTCCTGGGTGGGGAGAATCTGGTTCCCTCCACCCGAGGTGTTGGGGATGTTGATCCTCCAACCCACCAGACGACCGTCCTGGACAACCGGTTCCTCGATCCAGTGTGGATAGATGATCTGGATTCCCAATGCCTCACCCTGACCGACCTCGACCAGTGGGTTGTCGGCAGTGATGATGTGCCAGAATGCCTCTCCCACCAGATCGAGGTGGAGGACCGTCAACTCGACAACATCCTGGAATGTCATGAACGAGTTCGGACGTTTGAACTGTCCAGGGATCTGGTCCGACTGGATTGCCTCTGTGTCCTCCTGCCTCTGCCCTCTCTTTCTGACAATCTGCCATGTCTCCTGGCCGACATCGGTCATGATTGCCGTGGTTGCTGCATAGACCCAACCACTGAATGCCTCAAGTTTCTGTTCCCTGGTCTTGATCGGATGGAGATCAATTTCGGGTTGAGGCAACAACTGAGTGAACATCCCTGCCGAGGAGGATTTCCTGGGGATTGGGAGGGGTGTGCCTCTGACAATCTGAGAGAGTTTGTCCTTGAGTGTCATGTGAAAATCTGGACCGGCTTTCTGGAACCGAACATCCGAAAGGCAAGACCAAGACCCATCACACAATCGTCGTTCATTCCTGGGGGTGCTGAGTATTTCACCCCCGTCCGTGTGTAGGTGTACTCCATCGACTCCAGTTCCCCCTGGATGGGGATCTCTTTGGAGTGTTCTGGGAACCCGATCTTTTTGGCTTTCTCCTGTTGGATTCCGACTGCCAACCCCTCCATGAGTTGTTGTTTTGAGACACCGGTGAACTTGAACCCCTCGAAATTGTCTCCACCATCCTCCTGGAGATGTTCGAGGATCGGATCACCGACCCCTGTTGAATCGACCAAGG